CTAACGGTAGCCCAATAACTGGTACAATGCCTAATCGCTCTGGTAACGAATACCATATTGCGGCTGGCTATTCTATAAACGGAAACAATCTTCATTTCCATATTCCTTACAACGGGTACTACTCCACGTATAATAAGATATGGTTAGAAGAGCCCAACTGGCAACCAAATAACATTCGTAAAGGAACTTCCATATTCGGTAAGACAGGCACTATGGTGGAGGGGCCTAACTTTGATAGCTCTATTTCTTTTACTATGTTAGGCAATGAGAATATGGTATATATAAATAATAGCGGTGGATATGCTTACGGTTTTAATGTAAGATCCAATGCTAATGGGTACTATCTTAGTAAGGACTTACTCAGTCCACCTAACGGTACGCTAGTCAGCTCTGAAATACTTGCCTATTTACCTTACCCTGGTGAATCTAGCTCTTGGGGAGTGTATGTGTTTAGAGAAACAGTGGTACTGTTCAAGTTTACTTATGATAGCGAAGCAATGTATGGCACTCGCATCATAAGCTATACTTACTCAGGTGCGGTAGTGTATGACACAGGCGATATTTCTTATTCTTCTTTAAACGGGCCTGGTCAACCACAACTGTATAATGGATACTTCACTAAGCAAGGTGCTTATGTGTCATCTAATTACCAATATGTTGGTGTATGGGCTAGAAATGGCGTACCTCTTGTAAACCTAAACATGGGTAGTAATGTTTTTATACGCAATCAGGGCGGTGGACAATACAGTTATGTAAGAAGGGCCTCTTGGTTTCAAATAGCGGATACTAAGCTGTTTGCAGAGCTGGCTGTATCAAACAGTAGCCACAATACTGGTGCACTTGAGGTAACGGTTAGCACTGATGGTATGTCAGCCTCTGCTACATCTGCTACATGGTCCGCGGTACAAGGTGGCGACGACAATTTTCAAAACGTTATCATTGGATACGTCAAAAAATACTTTGTTTAGGAGCGTGCTTGTTATGTACCTTTGTGTAGAAAATTTATTAGACAGGGCCGGTCAAGCTAATTATAAAGGACTTGATATTTATAATATTCAGTCTGGCTCTTTTATTCATCTTGCTGAGTTAAACAAAGCCTATTTCTATTACAACGGGCAGATTGTAAGCAACCATCCTGATATTGTAGAAATAACTAAGGAAGCATATGACTCTGCTAAAAATGCTGTACAGCGGCCTCCTGAAAATCCTACGCTGGCTAGAGTTAAGCTTCTTGAACAAAAGAATGCAGAACTAATCGCGGCGGATCTTGACAACAAAGAATTGATTGTAGCTCTGTATGATATGCTTATGGGAGGTGCTGAGTAATGGCTGTCAACTTGACTCTGTTGGCTAAGATGTGGCTTGATCTTGTAAGGGCCGGTCGTAAGCAGGAAGCGGATGTACCTGCGTATCTACAGGAAGAATATACACGACTAAAGGAAGAAGCTTAATATGCCGTTTACCCTGGCTGCGGGGGTGAAAACCTGCTAAACTGAGTAAGTTACACAGGAGGCGAATCTTCCAATGGAAGAAATAAAAGAAATGGCACGGGACATTACAAAGGTCTTAGTGGCACTAGGCAAGATTGAGACAGAACTCAAGCAGCTTGTGAACCTGCCAGATAAGGTTGATGCAATGTCCATTGCCATTGTGGGGCTGGAGCGTGATGTCAAGGCACTAACAAATGACGTAGAAAACATCAAGGCAGACGTTAGCGCACTTGAATCAAGATATGAGAACGAGAGAAAAGCTGGCAAGGAAGACCGCAAATGGCTACTCGGCTTCCTTGTTGCTGCAATCACCTTTTTGTGGAAGGTTGCAGACGAGCTAACCAAATAGTCGGAGGTACCTTATGAGTTTACTTTTCGTAGCCTACCAAAGTGATACACGTTCAATAATCCTGGATATACTGGATGGCATCAACGTAATCATGGACCCTATCGGTCTGCCATTTGTACAGGTCGATACTACAGTGGTAAGACCTGACCCAGTGCCCGGCGTTGATCATGTAGGCTACGTAAACCTACTGACCAAGGCTGTATGGTTTGAAGAAGTACCCAGAGACCTTACTGATACAGAAAAGCTTAATCAACTATCTGTAGGCTATATTGGAAACTTCGCTGTGTACCCCAGAGACTATGTTGGGGTACATTCTCCTTATAATTTTGCTGTAGTTACCGGTCACCGCGACACAGTTCCGTTTACTGAAATATGGATATTAATCAACGCTAGATATGATCATGCAACCCAACGCTTCAAGCGCATAAATGTTGATAATTTCTCTTTTGGCTGGCAGATGATGGGTGGTGGAACATATCCTGGCGAGGGTTCTATAGGTGACTTCATAAATCAGGGTATAAACTTATGGAAGGCCAATGGCAAGAAGGCTTACGCCGAGGGCGACCCGATGCGTGATTTAACCGGCGAGGATATAGGAGCAGAGCAGCCCGATGGTTCCTGGAGAGAATACGGAATTATGCTCGGCTGGAATAATCACTTCATGCTTGATGCATATGGTGGTATGACCATAGGTGGGGCCGGCTTTGAGATAGATGGTTCAGGCACTTCGCCATTTAAGCGTGTATCATTAGGTAAGTTTTCAGGAGGTAGCCAAAATAGTAACAGGCCTATAACTGATTACCAATTTGCTTACAACGGCACCTTATGGAACACGCAACATGGCTTATTCAATAAAGATGAAGACCAGCTTGATGGCTATTATTATGGCATGCAGTCACCTATAAATTTCTATGACCAAAGTGAAACTGAAGTTAACCTTGGTTCTAACCGTGCAATGATGAACCAAATGAAGTTCACGTTTAAGAAGCTTCCGGGATACTTGCGCCCTCATGTAGAAAATTGGCATGACTTATTTGAAGTAGATCAGAATGGTAAGATGACCCTGCACGGTGAAGAAACTATTGCTACATTCTCTAGAGACGACAATCCCGCTGGCGCTACGACGCTGCTGATACCTTTCCCTGATTCATCATGGAATAAAGATAACATGATACTCACAAGCTTCATAGGCACTACTCTGTACTACACCGAGCACATGAAAAACAAGCCACAGACCTGGACCCCTACAGGATTGCTGCTTGACCTTCAGTTTGGTTACTACACAAATATTCATACTTCATTCAAGAAAGTAAAACGTACTACAATGCAGTTTACACCTGGGACAGGAATAACTGTAGATGGTGTGCCACTGCAAACCGGCAATACAACTGTCACTGTAGATGCTGACATGATATCTGGAACTACGGATTTCAACATGGCTTATCCAGACTCAACCTGGAACAAACACAACACGACTATACTTGCTGTGAAGGGTGTGCTTGCTGATGGTAACCTTAAGCAGGTTGGTGGATTTAACGCTACATTCACGGACTTTGGTGCTTATGGCTACATTGGAAGTAGTGAGTTTGTGTCTGCCAAAATTGTGCTCATGAAACAATAAGGAGTTGAGCGATGGTGAACATAAGGGAAGCTCTTATTCCTATTAATGAATACAGTAGGCCTGGCACAAAGATATCAGTAGTCAGGAATACTGTATGGCATTATACAGCTAATCCTGGTGCGTCTGCTAATAACCACTTTATTTACTTCGGCAAGTCCATGATTGAGGCTAACAAAGCAAACCTTATCCATAATGCCGCAATGATTAAGCAGTATGGTAAAGAAGAAGCTAAGCGTCTTGATCTTCTCGAGGAAATAAGATATGCCTCTGCTCACTATTTCGTGGACCCTGTAGAAACGCTGCTTATCATACCGGAAACTGAGGTTGCGTACCATGCAAATCAAGCAAATCCATACAGCATTGGTGTGGAATTGTGTATTGAGAAAGATGGTACATTCCATCCTAATACAGTGAAGCGCGCTGTAGAACTTGGTGAGTATCTGGCTAAGAAATATAACCAGAATCCTCAAACTGACTTCTTGCGCCACTACGATGTTACTGGTAAAATCTGCCCTAAACCTTGGGTTGACAAACCGTCTGATTGGCAGAGCTTCAAACAAGCAGTAAAAGACAAAATAAAAGGAGTGAATAAACCTATGCAACTCTCTGACGATCAATGGTATCTACTGGCTAAGACACTTGAGGGCTTCTATGCGAAAGGCATGGAGCTTATGCAGTATGGTGATAATCCTCCGGTAACCAGTTATGAATGGGCTGAAAGGGCATACAAGCATGAAATTCCTACCGACGAGCTCGCTTGGCTTATCTTTATCATATTGGGCCGCATTGAAGGTTTGAATACTGATCTTGACTTCTTGAAAGGAGGTGGCAAAGTTGTTCAATAAAACCCGCTTTAGAAATAAGGCCTTGTGGACCAGCCTTGTGGCGCAGAGCTTACTGGTTGTACAAATCGGCGCCAAGCTATTTTTCGACTACACACTGACTGAAGACCTGTCAACAAGCATTGTAGCATTCGCTGATGCTGTGCTTGTAGTACTGTCCACGCTTGGTATTATCAGCAACCCTACGAAACCTGACAGCGACGGTTACAATCTGTAATGAGGAGGCGAAGCAATGGTTTGGCGTAAAAGATCAAGATCAGGCGACCTCCTGGATTTCCCTGTTATATTACCTCCTGGAAACTATGTCGCGCAAACTGATTCAGGTAACGTAGCGTTCAGCTCTGCTGCAGCTATTACGCTTGGAACTGTAGCGCCGCCGCCGGCAACGCCAACTGGTTTTACTGCAATTGCTGCTAATGGCGCTGCAGGCTTCAGGTGGGATAACGTTGTAGGTGTTACATACCGCATCTACAACGGCTCCACTGTAGTCGCAGACAATATCACGTCGTCACCGCACCGCATAACTGGCCTTACAAACGGCACGCCGTACAGCTATCAGCTGGTTGCGCTTAACTCACAAGATACTGAGTCTACAAAGACACCTGTAGCTAACGTTACACCTGCTGTAGATTCTACAGCACCCGCTACACCTACAGCTGTTCAGACAGAAAACTTCGATACCCGTGTTCGTGTATACTGGGCTGCTAATACTGAGTCTGACATCTGGGGCTATAACGTGTACAAGGATAACGTTAAGCTCAATTCTACGCCGCTTAAGGTTGCGGAGTACAATGACCTTGCGGTTACGAACTTCGACACTTACTTCTATAAGGTGTCTGCGGTCGATTTCAGTAATAATGAGTCGGCACTGAGCCTGGCCGTCACTGGTAACCCAATGCTGCCTGGAGCTGGTTGGGAATGGACTGTGCCTGACGTACGCGGTAACCTTGCAGCATGGCCTGCAATATATAATAGGCTGCAAGAAGCTGCTAGCGACATGGTTGTACTCAACTATGTAGGTGACTCCATCACACGTGGTGAGTATACTTCTAACGAGACAACCAAGGCATACTCCATGGTAACACACGACCTGTTGGCACAGAGGTTCGGCAGCGCTGGTACTGGTTTTATAGCTGCTCGTGAAGGTCACTCCAGTATAGCAAGCTGGCAAGCCATGTCTGGCCCTGTAGGTGTCAAGCGTGTGACCTACACCACTGGCTCGCCTACAGGAACTGAGTACACACCGTCCCTTATCGTTACAGGCGGTTACGGTGCTGAAGTAATCCCAGTCGGTAACAACAGCATGGTGAACTTCAAGGTGTACGGAAACAAATTCACTCTGCTGTACATGGACCGTCCTGGTGGCAACGGCACTACGCAAGGTCAAATTCTTGTAGATGGCGTAGCGGTAGTTACTAACATCGGTAACAATTCTGTAACGTCTGATACGCCTATGGCGCGCACAATCACTACAACAATGGGTGAGCATATTATCTCTGCAAAGTGTGCTGGCGGTAACTTCCCTATATCTGGCTTGATTGTAGAAAGCGCCACTATCGGTGTTCTTACAAATCGTATGGGTCGTGAAGCTTGGAAGTCCAATGACTGGGCTAACCGTGGTCCTACGATGAATGCCGCGTGGAATCTTTACAAGCCGGATATTGCTATCCTGGCTCTGTGTACAAATAACGTTAAAGACGGTATGGGTACACTTACAACAGCCATGACTATGCTGCAGACTTTGATTCAGCAGCATAAAGCAATGAACGCCCTGCCTATTCTTTACATTATGCATAAGCCTAACGCCGGCTGGGCTAACTACACTGACTGGCCATCATGGGTTACTGCGATGCGTGACCTCGCGACAACTGAGAACATTCCTTACATCGATGGCTATGTAGGATTCTTCTCTGACAACATCGAAGCGACGAATCGTCGACTCATGGCAGTTTACCCCAACGACTTCTCCGGTCAATCCGGCTCCGACTTTGTTCACCCTGGTGACCGCGGTTCCGCATACATCGGCCGCTTGATCTATAAAGCGCTTACCGCTGGCATACTTTAATAGGAGGTGTAAATATGGCTGACATCAGGATAACAGGTACTGGTATTATCGGCACGTTGGCGAAGGGCTTCTTCGAAGGTACAGCCAACCAAACCAAAACGTTCGCCACCACAATGGTCGGTATTTACATCAGAAATGACAATGCAACCGGCGGCAACCCACTGACTGTAGCTCTTAACAATGGTGAGATATTCAAGGTTCTTGCCAACGAAGATTTCCACGCATACGTTGATCCGTTCACGCAGGTCGTCATCACTGCAAACGGGCCGTATCGCGGTTACGGAATGGTATAACAAACAAGCCCACTGTAGAAATGCAGTGGGTTTTTCTCCGCACAAATAACACGGACTCGTAATTTAACTCGTTACGTGTACGTGAAGATACCCCTTGCAAACCCCTTACCTTGATATCACGAACGAATTACGAATAACCTAAACATGCTACGGGTTAAATTTAAGGGGTCTCCGCCGAAATAAAAACCCGAAGCTTCTATTATATATAACAGGGGAGGCTCGAGGCATGGGCGCGGTAAAGAAGAATTACCGATGTACTTCTACTTAGAAAAGGGGTATAATATCCATAGGAGGTGAGAAAATGATAGACATCTTTTGTATAGGCAATCCAAGAGTCCCATTTGATTCTGTAGGGCCTGCTGTCGGGTCGCTATTAACCTGGTATAGCTTACCACAAGGTGTTAGCGTGCTCGGTACTTTGCGAGACCCGATTGTAGATACAAGCTTTAATCGCTATTATAAGAAGCTGCGCCGCGACGCCGTGGTAGTATGTGTAGATGCGAGCATCTTCCGTAATGATCCTAGCACACCGCTATACAGTTGGCAGGTATCCGACAGACCAATCCGTGCTGGTGAGGTTATTGGCTTCCGCGCCCCGGCAGTCGGAGACGTTGCCTACAGGATTAATATGGGAGAGTCTGTAGATCAAGCGATGGAATGCACAGAAGAACACGCCTACAGGATAGCTCAACGTGTCAGCGCCGCGATACTACACTGGGTTTGGAATCAGTGAGACTTGCGCTGTTTTACTAAAAGAAAAAGGATATATATGTATAAGAAATATGAATGTTAAAAAGCCTTTCATTAGTATTAGATCTAGATTGATTATTTTTATTAACATTTTCAACTTATCAACAAATTGACAAATCAACGTAAAACTCAAAAAATTTTTCGTTTTCGATTTTAAATTTTTGAAAATTAAATTTTGTGATACCCGATTTTTTAAGGTTTTTCGTCAATTTGTTGATTTGTTGATTTGTCAAAAATGTTGAAAAATTTTACCAAGATTTTCCTGTAGGAAATACGTGAAAAAAGGTGCTTACAAAAGACTTCCCTTTGTGGTATAATATTAATTGTGAGGGAGAAAATCCCGCAAAATAAAAGGAGGCAATACAATGTTCAAGAATGTATCCGAGTACATCGCTCACCTGGAAGCAAATGAAGTTCCCCAAGCCGAAATCGTGGCTACCCTGAAAGAAATTACTTCCCGGCCGGTTGTAGCATCCACTGGCAAGCGCCGCGGACAGTTGTCCGGTCTGGCTCTGGAAGACATGACCGAAGAGCAACTGAAGCGCGAAAAAATCAACGCCAATTCCGTTCTTTACAAGGCCACGCAGCGCGGTGCTTCCGAAGAAACCGTTGCCGCCAACAAGGCTCGCGTTGATGCTGTTACTGCCCGTCTGGAAGCTCTGAAGGGCGCCGCCAAGCCGGCTGAAGCTGCTCCTGCTGAGGGCACTGTTGAAGCTCCGGTTGTTACCGAAGAAGTGTATCAGGATGAAGCTCCTGTAACTCAGGAAGTCCTGGACGCTCTTAACGAGCTGTAAGAACATCGGCGGGTGTGCGACTCCACAACGCATACCCAGCCTTCACAAAGCACTGTAGGGCGATGAAGTTAATCTTCTACCTCCATTCGGAGCAGCCCATCTTTGTACCACCTACAGTGCTTTGTGAAGGCTTTCTTTTCGCCTTCTAGTTTAAAATATTTTAAAAGAGGTGCTGTAGATGAAGTATGGTCATAACGCGATGATGAAGCGTCGCAACGAAGCAAATATCGGCAAACCGCCGAAGGGATTCGACATCACGCTGGTACAAGTGATGGATACAATGAACCTTGACAAGTATGAGCTGGCGTATCTCGGCCACATGACTTCCCGTGGGTCTGGTTTGGCTCATGCTACAATCGGTAACACAGTATGGTACCGCGAGCGGCAAGTAAAGGAATTGATTGTAGGTAACGTGCCGGAGGAGTTCAAGCAGGTAGTTGATCTTCGCGATGGCAAAGGTGCAATTGAAGATCTCGGCAAACCCACCCTTCGCACTCTTGACAAGAAGTTAGCCAATGGCGAACAAGCTTAATATCAATGACAGGTACATCGTCATAACCTGTGACAGGGGCGACGCTGACTCTGTGTACCTAGCCGGCCAAATTCCGTATGTGCACAAGAACCGCCTTAATACTATCTTTCATACTACTGTGCGCAATATCGATCTTGTGCTTAAGCTATTCCGCAACATAGACTACAACAACCTCGATAAACTCCCGCCTGCTATCCTCAAGATATACGACCAAGAAATGCGGCGACGAATCTGGACTAAATCTCTGCTAGAGCTGGGACCTGAGAAGCCTCCCGTAGGTGAAATAACGTTATTTCCTCATCAACAGCTCGGTAGGGAGATTGCCCAAGTAAATGACCGGTGGTGCTTCTTCTACGATACACGTACCGGTAAGACTCCAATGTCCCTACAGATCATACAGGATGATGTTGACCTGTACCCTGGCCATCGCTGGCTAGTGTTATGCCCATTGATTCTTATTAAGAATGCCTGGCTACCAGATGCTGCATCGCTGTTCCCAAGGCTCAAGGTTATCAATACGCATGGCAAATCTAGAGCCGCGCGTCTGGATGCGTTAAGTACAACTGGCCATGCTTACCTCTGTAATATAGAATCGTTTGTAGATATGCGTGAACACCTTGAGAAGATGAACTTCCATGGCGTGATAATGGATGAGAGCTCGGCGATGAAGAGCTACTCTTCTAAGTACAGCGTATCTGTAACGGAGTATGCGCAGCTGGTGCGTAAGTGGTATCTGCTTTCCGGCACCCCTGCACCTAACGGTGAATGGGAATACTACAAGCAACTACAGTCTGTAGATTACTACGGAGTGCATCAGTCCTTTAATCAATTTCAAGCTTACTTTTTTGACAACATATCAAGGAACCCACAGTACAAAAAGCTGAGGGTCAAACCTGAGCGTCAGCAAGAGCTGATCTCGGTGCTGCAGAAATACTCGCACTCTGTGAATAAGGAAGATGTGCTCACTACTCCTGGGCGTAAGTTCAGCACGGTTGAGTTTAAACTGCCTGATGAACTGAAGGCGCAGTACGACATGCTCAAGCAAGACCTTGCACTTAGTATTGGCGATAGCCTGACTATTACGTCGAAGAGTACGGCAGGCAATCTCAATAAGCTTAATCAAGTAACGTCCGGCTTCATTATCGACACCGAGGCTGCAATGCATAATAAGCGAGTCAAGATTGCGAAAAGTCAGGGTGTAGAAGTACCACCGGAACTCGACTTTGAAAGAGACGAATGGTACTTGCTATCTGATTACCGCGTTAACGTATTGCAGCGCCTCATCGCCGATCGTATCAAGGATCGTCAAGCAATTATCTGGTGTTATTATCATAAGGAATTTGAACTTATTCAAAAGATGCTTGGTGATAAGGCATGTAGTGTGTACGGTGCTGTGGCGTATGAAGAAAAGAACAGAAATCTTGCTGACTTCAAAGCCGGTCGCAAGCAATTCCTACTGGCGCATCCAGCGTCTGTAGGTAAGGGTCTAACCATGACTAACGCTCACGTCTGTGTGTACTTTAGCATGGGGTATTCTCTGGAGCTGTGGCAGCAATCCATCGAACGTATATATGGTGACATATCTAAGCAGCCCAACCCATGTGAGTACTATATCCTAATTGCGAAAGGTACTGTAGACAAAGTAATTTATGATGTAGTAAGGTACAAGGGCGACATGAGCGCTGAGGTACTGAGTCACCTCAAAGGAGGTTAACATGCCGTTCTCACTCAAGTTTGTAAAGGTAACCAATCCTAAGAACGTCGTTGTTCAGATACCCGGTCATATCGCTCAAAACAAGTGGGCAGTCAAAGAAGGGGATGAGTTGGAGGTATTGGCTAACGATGACAACTCGATTACCATCAGACCTAAAGCGCCACCGGCTCGAGGCGTCCCTAACTGAGGACACCAGGAACTGGTTATCACTGCAGCTCGACGTTGCGTTCTACAAAGCCTCTGACAGGTACACGATCGGCGTGTCTGACTTTATCATCTGTGTGAGAGGAATTATGGTGTGCGCTGAGCTCAAAGCCGATATGGGCACCCCGTCGCCACAGCAGCTGTCTTTTATACGAGCATTTGAGCAGGCCGGCGCTGTGTGTGGGGTATGCTACACCCTTGGCGATGTAAAGGACCTTGTAGATAAAGCGAGGTCAATGAGATGAATGAAACAAAACGATTGTTGCGCTTACCGCGTACACCGGATATTCTTGACGCTGTAATAAGGTTAAACCTTGGATTGGTATGGAAGCAGATTCACAGGCTACACCTCGATAAAGATGATGATGCGCTGAGCATTGGGTACGAAGCATTGTATAGAGCTGCCAAGACGTACGACAGTGATGTCTCGACTAGGTTCTCTACATACGCTACAGTCACAATCTACAACGCCTTATGTGGTCATATTCGTACGCAGCGTACCAAAAGCGCAGCTGATGAAAAAGCTACGCTTTATCTTGACAGCCCTGTAGGAGAAGGCGCAGTTCTTCGTGATGTCATATCTAATGGCGTGAACGTAGAAGAAACGTTTTTGATTACAGAGCATATTACAGAGGTGCGGCGGGCAGTTGATATTTGTTTTATGCAGCTTGGTAATAGCTCTTTGAAAAAGGCTATAGTCCAGGAGTGGATTGACTCTGGGTTCTCAATAACTCAGGAAGAAATAGCCGAGCGTGTAGGATGCACTCAGACGTACACAAGCCATGTGCTAAAAACGTTTCGGCACAAATTGGAGGTATACCTGAATGGACTTTACGGCAATAGCTAATGCGGCGATGCAGCTGGCGAACGCAACAGGCAGAAATGCAAAAATGAGGCTTCTTAAGCACTATGAAACGCTTGAGGGCTTTAAGGATGTAATGAAGTTCATCTATGACCCGGCTGTAGCTACAGGCATCGCTGACGCAAAGCTTAACAAGAAGGCTGTAGTGTACCAACATCTACAGGCTCCTGTAGTTATCGGGCCTTATGAAATGATGTCATACCTCAAGACCAATAACACTGGTTCTGACGCTGACGTATCATATTGCTGGCAGTTCATGAACCAACAGCCTACAGATGAAACGCTTTGGCTGGCACGCGCACTGGTTACACAAAACCTTCGCATAGGTGTCAACGCGTCAACACTGAACGCCGTGTATGGCAAAGGTTTTATCATGAAGATTGACATGATGCGCGGTACTCTGTACGGTGATGTTACGAAAACTACCTGGCCTATGATCGCTACTGAAAAGCTCGACGGCCAACGCAGACTCCTGGTAAAAGATAACGGCCGTATTACTATCTACACTCGCAACGGACTTATCGACGAGGGGTACGTAGATATTGTAACTGAAGCCATGTTCCTGCCTGATAACTATATGTACGATGGAGAGCTGCTGGCTATTGGTAACTTTGCTGACAGCATAGAGCAGCGCCAGGTCACATCATCTCTGGCTTCTAAAGCAGGTATTAAGAAAGATCTTACCTACAACATTTTCGATGCTGTGCCGATTGCCGCTGTGCGTGAGGGTTACTACCAAGCCTCTACCAGGCATCGCAAATTGATGTTGGCTGCATGGTTTGGTGACGTTCAAACTATTGCGCAATTCCGTAATGATGCGGAGGCAGTTGTAAAACAGTATAACCTGCCATTCACGTTTGATCTTATCAAGCCTGTACCTGTGCTTAAGATAGTGACCAGCGAGGAAGAAATGCTTGAGCTGGCAGAGAAGCTGTGGGCTGGTGGTCGTGAAGGCTTGATGCTTAACAACCCAACGGCTAACTACCAATTCAAGCAAACCAAGGACATGCTTAAAGTGAAGCGTGTTAAGGAATACGACTTGCGCGTCATAGACATCTACGAAGGCACCAATGACTTTGTAGGTATGATGGGCGGCGTGATCGTGGAATACAAGGGCTACAGAGTTGGGTGTGGCTCCGGGTTTTCTGTTGATCAGCGCAAGCAGTTCTGGGCAAACAAGCGTGACATTGTAGGTAAGCTTGTAGAAGTAGAAAGCTTCGGCGAATCGAAGAATAAAACCGGTGGGCTGTCTCTGAACTGTCCTATCTTCAAGCGTATCAAAGGCGGCGCGTAAATTATGCCGCCCATGAAGACTAAACAGCAAGCAGCCAAGCGTCGATCAATTAAGGCAGCTAAGCTTATACTTCAGGGCAATACAGTAAGGGACGTTGCGGATATGCTAGGCATGTCCAAGACGCAAATTCACAAAGACGTGACCTACAACATGAAAGAGTACGACCTTGACCTATATCGTAAGGTTCAAGCGGCTTTGGCAAATAACAAGCAAGAAGGCTATAGAAAAGCAGGGGAGGCGTTGGCAGCTATGACCAGAAGCTACAAGCGTAATCCACAGCTTGAAGAAGCTGTTCGTGAAAAGGCTGTGCAGTGTGCGCAGTTAGTAGTTAATGACAAGCTAACTATACGTGAGGTGTGTAGCAGACTTGACATGTCTAGGGCTACTGTGCATGTGTACCTTACCAAGCAGTTACCGAAATGGTATCCGTTTATGGCTGAGCAGGTCAAGCGACAGCTTGCAATTAATCTTAAAGAAGGCCGTTCATTAGGTGGCTACAATTCAACGAAAAGAGGTACAAAATGATCTTATTCGCTATTGACGGAGCATCGCGACGTAACGGCAAACCTGACTGTATTTCTACAGGTAGTGCCATTATGCAGCGCATGGATACAACTGGTGCTTCTTATTCGCTTCGCTACCGGGTTGAGTACGAATCTACAAACCAGCGTGGTGAGATGAATGGACTCATCTGTGCTTTACAGACACTGCTTGACTTGGATGACAGCGAAAAGGAAGTAAGTATCCTCACAGACTCTGAGTACCTGTTCAACTCCATGACCAAGCTCTGGTACCTCAACTGGGAGCTTAAAGGCTGGCTTACCAAGGATGGCAATCCTGTGAAGAACCAGGACAACTGGGAGTATATAGCTGAGCTTGTAGGTAGAGTTCAGGACCGTGGCTTTGAGATTACGTACTTCCACATTAAGGGTCACCTTTACCAAATGCCAAAGTCAGTGCAGAAGCAAATGTTCATGTGGCTCAGCGACCCTGACTCTACAAAGCAGCTGTACGCTATTCTAGTTAATGATATTATTGCTAGCTGGGATGTGCCTGAGTTTGCTGAACGCGTCGCTAATGCCAAAGCAAAGTTTGTAGAAAACCATGCGCATGAGATTGAAGATAACACTATGTCTCGTTTTATTGCGCTGAACACGATCGCAGATTTATACGCAACTTACACAATTGAGCAGGCGGTAAATAACTAGCCCGTGAAAATACTGGAACACTGTTGCGTATAAATGTGATATAATTAAAAGGTGGCAAAAATTGCCATACTATTAGGAGGGTAACAAATGAGCGAAGAGAAGAAGCAACTATCTGAAGGCGCTGAAGAAGAGAAGCAATTATCTACACACCTTGAGGCTCCCATGGGTTTTGAAGACGAAAAAGATGGCGACTTTATCATTCCCCGCGTTAAGATCATCCAGCTGCTCAGTCCTGAGTTTAAGGAAAAGATTGCCGATGACGGCGATATCCTTAACTCGCTGACGAAAGAAAAGCTCAATGGTGCCGTGTTCATCCCTGTCTTCAAGTTCGACAACAACATCAAGTGGAAACCCCGCTCTGAGGGTGGCGGCATTGCCTGCATCGCAAAGGATGCAAAGTGCGGCGTGCCTTCCGACGGTTCCCCGTTCCTCCTCTGCCGCGACTGCAAAGCTAATGAGTTTGACAACTCTAAGCAAGGCGCCGCCTCGTTCCCTACCTGCACTAAATATATTAACTTCTTCGGCTTTATCCAAGGCGAGCCGTTCCCCATCGTACTCAGCTTCGCAAAGACCAGCTACAACGAAGGCAAGAAGCTTTACAGCCTGGCTAAGGTTACCATGCAGAACATGTGGAACCATGGCTACAAGCTGACCACCAAGAAAATGGCCAAGGGTGGCAATGAGTGGTTTGTCCCTGTAGTTACTGCTGCAGGCAAGACCTCTGACGAGGATCGTGCTTACGCCCGTCAAATGTTTGAGAACTTCCGTAACCGTGAGCTCAAGGTTGACACTGAGGAGTCTGAGGGCTCTTCTGATCAAGGCGGTACTACTGCAAGTGCTGAAGGTCAAGAGTTTTAATTAGCTACACGGGAGGGGCTCTGGATAGGGCTCCTCTTACATGCAACAAGGGGTGAGTGTCATAAAATGGGCTGATTACCGCAATAAGATTTTACAGGACCTCGACGTTGAGGCTTTCTTTTCAAGTGAGCTAAAGAATATACAGCGTAGAGGAATGGAAATCAAAGCAGAATGTCCATTCAAGCATCTACACATGGACCAGACCGACAAAACTCCTTCACTCACCGTCAACTTGAGGCGTGGCGTTTACATCTGCCAAACCTGTAGGACTAAGGGTAATGCTCATACATTATACAAGTTCTTATACAACCTCACTAGTGAGCAGGCTTGGCTAGAGCTAGGCGATGAGTTGAAGATCGAGAGACCGGACAGCACTAAGCCGGCTAGACCGGACATTGATGTTGATCTTGTAGCTACCTACCACCAAGAGCTTATGAAGTTGACTGGGCCTTTGCGCCAGATATTGCGGGAGCGCCGCGGCTTCACGGATGAGACGCTTAAAAGGTTTCAGCTTGGTTGGGACGGGGAGCGCGTTACCATTCCTATCTATGATGAGTTCGGTACACTTGTGAACTTTCGTAAGTACAAGTGGAACTCTGATGGGGACCAGTTCAAACTCGTCAACTACACCGATGAGCAGGGTAATACTTATGGTGAACTTCGTATATTCGGCATAGAAAATCTTGTCAATGACGAGGTTACTGAAGTAGTATGGTCTGAAGGTGAAACAGACCGTATCATTGCTGAGCAGTACGGCTTTCATACAGCGTGCCCTACATCTGGTGCAGGTTCTTGGAAGCCTGAGTGGATAAAGTACTTTAGGAATAAGAAGCGCGTTTATCTTGCTCAGGATAACGACAGCGCTGGTCATATAGCTAACCAAAAGCTAGCGGCGAAGTTGTGCAGGGTAGTGGAAGTGTTTATCGTGCAATGGCCTGACGATTTCCCTGACAAGGGCGACATCACAGACTTCTTTACCAAGTGTGGCTACACAGCTGAGGACTTCCGCAAGCTACTAGATAGCGCTAAGAAATACGTGGACCCACTTGTAGATACCTCGCTTGCAAACGAAACCGAGACTGTAGATGTTCACCTTGCCGAGTCTGCAAGTGCTAGCCTTTATGGTAAGCGTATCCAGATACCTGTAATGTTATCAGGTAAGGATACTACACCGTACCTCGCACCTAAGAAGCTCTTCGCCACTTGTGGTGATAATGCTGACTCTGAGAAGAAACTCTGCCAAAAATGTTCGCTGTGCCCCCTCGCTGGTGAAATGCGTAAAGAGTTCACCGCTGCGGATAAAGGCCTTATGAAGCTTATAAAGTGTAACGACCGACAGGCTGAAGAAGAACTTATAAATATCCTCGGCATTAATCCTAAGTGTCCTGCGTGGAAAATAGATGTTGAGCAGTACATGAACCTTGAGGAACTGCGTATGATACCTAAAGCTGACTCTAACTTCGGGTTTGCCAGGGAACATGATTACGTCGTTCGTACGGGGTATTACCTTGGTGAGCAACTCAAGACTAACAAGCGGTACACCATGGTTGGCCACATGTATCCTGATCCGCATACTATGCAGGCCACATATCTCTTTGATCGGGCGTATCCTGAGAAAGACCTTGTAGGTGACTTCGACTTATCTGAAGACATTATTGATTCACTCAAGATCTTCCAGCGAAAACCTGGCCAGTCTGTAAAAGACAAGTTTGACGAAATACACCGTGATATTGAGCGTAACGTTACCTACGTATGGGAGCGGCGTGATGTATCTACAGCTGTTGATCTTGTGTACCATACAGCATTGAATTTTTATTTCCAAGGACAGTTCGTAAGAAGAGGCTGGGGAGAACTCCTGATAATTGGCGACTCTGGCCAGGCTAAGTCTACAATGGTGCAACACATCATGGAGCACTATAAACTTGGCGAAATGCACTCAGGCGAGTCATCTCGTAGAACAGGCCTCGTGTACAACATGCAACAGAATAACAAGCGCTGGTTCTTGGTATGGGGGGCGTTTCCACTTAATGACGGAGGACTTGTTTGTATCGACGAGCTATCGGGTATCTCGGAAGACGATCTTGCCTCAATGTCAGACGTACGATCCTCAGGTATTGCAAAGAGTACAGGAGTTATTACAGCAGAAACTACAGCGAGAACTCGAGCTATCTATATATCGAATCCTCGCAACGGGCAGCAGCTCAAAACCGAGACCCACGGCGTATCCTCAATCCTTAAGCTGTTCGGTAAGACCGAGGACGTACGACGTTTGGACCTGGCCGTGTCTGTAGCTTCTGGCGATATCGATGAAGCATTGATCAATGTCGACATTGAAACTATCCCTGAGGTTCCGCATGTTTACAATTCAGACATCTGCAATACTCGAGTACTATGGGCTTGGTCTCGAAGACCTGAGGATATCAAGTTCACCCCAGAAGCCGTTTCTACAATTCTTGAAAGAGCAACGGAAATGGGACGAAAGTATAGTTCAAAGGTGCCCCTTGTGGAAGCCGCTGATCAGCGGATTAAAATTGCAAGACTTTCAGTATCAGCTGCTGCATGCGTATTTTCCACGGGTGACGGGAAAGACGTTGTTGTTGAAAAAGATCATGTCGACTTTGTAGTTGAGTTCCTGAACAAGATCTACAGCAGTAAGAGTATGGGCTACGACAAACTCAGTGAAACTGTTTATGCTCAGAGCGATGCCTCTAGAGATAACATTACTGAGCTGGTCAAGAAGTTCCTCATCCTGCCGCTGCCTGATCACAACGAAATGATTGACGTGCTCTACAAGCTTGCTTACTTCAATAGGAATACCCTTGAAGATTACACTGGTCTGTCACGCGATGACCTAAAACTCTTACTTAAGTTCCTCACCATGAACCACCTTGTAGAAAAGTACAAGAGTGACTACAGACGTTTGCCACTTGGTACAGAGTTCATGGACTACATGATTGCACACCGCGTGACTGACAAAGAGGTTGAAGAGGCGCGTAAGAATCATTATAGCCCTGAATTTTAAGGAGGACTTATATGGCAATTCTTAGCAAGTTACCTTGCAAGGTTATCTCTACAGTTACTCAGCAAGAAGATGAAGAAGCGTGGCTTAAGGCGCGGAGCCGCGGCATTGGTGGTTCTGAGATCGGTGCTATCTGCGGCGTCAACAAATACTCCTCTCCTCTGTTGGTTTACCTTAAGAAAGCGCAAGGCTACGAGCCCGAGTTTTCTGACGCTTCTAAGGAGCGTATGCATTTCGGTCATATGCTTGAGCCTATCGTGGCGCAGGAGTTTGAGGCCCGCACAGGTCAGCGTGTTGCCGAATGTCCGGCTACTTTGCAGCACAAGAACTATGCCTACATGCTTGCCAACATTGACCGTTTCATTGTAGACGAGGAAGGCAATCCTGTAGGTGTCCTGGAGTGCAAAACCTCTGATGCTCGCTTGCTCAAGGACTGGGAGGAAGGAGAGTTCCCACGCTCTTACTACTACCAGCTTCAGTGGTACCTGCTTATCACTGGCCTTCAGTACGGCGCCATTGCATGCCTTGTAGGTGGTAACAGGTTTATCTACTACGAGGTGTATGCGGACGATGATCTACAAGAGGAAATGGTTCATGCTGCTGTTAACTTCTGGAACGACCATGTGCTTAAGCTTGTAGAACCTGCCATCTCTGGTAACGAAGCCGACAGTGAGTATATGAAGATCAAGCATCCTGAAGCCGTTGAAAAGAAGGAAGTATCTTACACCGATGTTGACATTGACGCTAAGGCGTCGGAAATTGTTGAACTGAAGCGTAACATCAAAGACCTTGAGGCCGAGCTCGAGGAAAAGATAAACACTTTCAAAGCGCTCATGGGTGATGCTGAGATTGCTAACACCATCAACCATACCATCAAATGGTCCAATCGCAAACAGAAGCGTGTAGATACCGAGCGCTTCAAGGTAGAGTATCCTCATATCTACAAGGCTGTTGAGAAGACCATCGAGTTCCGAGTGTTCACAGTTAAGTAATCATCCGCGTCCCGGTGGTTCAGTGCTGCCGGGATTTAGGAGGTGCAAGGCATGGACTGGCGTGATAATCGTATAAAGCCAACGTTTTGGACAGTGTCGCTTCAGACATACCAATATCTAATAGAAACAGGAGTGGTAAAAGATGCAAGTAAAGTTCGAACTCATAAAGGAAAACGCAAGGCTGCCAGAAAGAGGTCACGACATTGATGTAGGCCTGGATGTGTACACACCTGCAGCAGGTATTCTTCGCCCCGGCGTTAACACTATCCCTCTCGGTATCACCTGCCATGTGCCTGTAGGTTATGGCGCATTTCTGTATCCAAGGACGGGTATGGCGTCTGGCAAAGCGGTATGGGACATGGAAGTTGTTGCTAGCTCTTTGGGTGGTAAGACATTAGTGTCCGACGTTACCAGCGATGCAGTATCTATCATCGCTCACATGCCACCTATTGATCCAGGGTATACCGGTGAGATTAACGCTATTGTAACTAACAACAGTAATCTGCACATCAGATATCCACTGCACACGCGGTTCGGCCAGCTTGTATTCTATCCCATTGCATACGCTGTACCTACACTGGCTGTAGATACATCTCGCGGTACTGGAGCATTTAACAGCACTGGAGCACAAGAAATAAAGAGGACGTGATGTATTGAAGCTGGCTAAGGGTAGCGTATCAGACAAGTGCATAGTGCACGAAAGTAATAATATTCATCGGTTTGAAACATACGTGGCAGTTGGTTTTGATCCTGCACCAAGCGTACATTATGAAGCAGACATCATATCATTATTCGAAGCAGCCATCATCCTCCGTAGCCTGTGCAACCAGCAATACAACGCTATGACGAAAGAAGAGCAAAAGCAATTCGATAGCGACTGGCAAGAATTATACGGAGGTGTACAACCATGATCTACATTGTAGAAGGTCCGGATGGTGCGGGCAAAACAACATTGGTTAATCGGTTGCAAGAAATGTTTGGCTATCCTGTGAAGCATCGCAACAAGCCTAAGAACGAAGAAGAAAAGCAAATGATGCTGGCCGGCTACGCTTATGACATTGCAACTGGTGGTAACTTCATTTACGACCGCTGCTGGTATTCTGAGATGGTGTATGGTCCTGTGATGCGCGATGCTAGTGTAATTACCGCTGACCAGATGGTAGCCCTCGAAGAAGCAATTGTTCGTAATGGCGGTGGCATCATAATCCACTGCACAGATGCTACAAATATCTTGTGGAACCGGTGCACATCCCGCGGTGAAGACTACATTACATCTCGCGATACGCTTGACGATATTCGTGAAGGCTTCGAGCAATTATTGCATCATACACGTCATCTACTGCCGGTGGTTCGTTATGAGCTTAGTAAGAACATGCACTAACTGCTGCGCTACTGCACCAGAAGGAGATCGCGCTACATTCTGCAAAGTGTGTGGCGCTCTCTACGATCTGTTGTACTGTAGCAAATGTGAAACATTCAAGGAACCTGACGGATTTTATTTCTACAAGAACGGCAAAAGTGCTGGGCACAAATACTCATACTGTAAGGCCTGTAGTAACAAGCGCCTCGGTGATTACCGTGATAAACAGACAACTGAGATGCGCATCGCTAAGCAGCAAGTAACGTTTGCTAACCGCCGCAGCGAAAGAGCGGATGACCTTGATACATGGAAAGAGTTCATGGCAAAGGTACCGTTCAGGGCCCTAACTGAGCAAGAGTGGCTTGAGGCCTGCTCGCTGTTCAAGGGCTGCGCGATATGCGGCTCAGAGACAATAGAGTTGCGCATGCTGTTCTTAAATGCAGATAATGGTGGTAGGTATACACCATGGAACGTGTTCCCATCATGCTCGTCTTGTGGCACTACCTACCAGAAAGAGCGTAACCCGTTTCTACGCATGGACCACTGGGTACACGGCAAATTTCACGGTGCTGGTATGAATGCCGAAAGGCAACGTAAACTACTCGCATACCTTGTAGGTAGAGCGACGAAAGAAGGCGTGACATGGTAATTCACTACACTGCTGTTAACAAGCATCTGGAGCGTATCGCTGAGCGTGGTAAGTTAACCAAGCGCCAGATTCGTATGGCGCATAAGATCAACCTGTGGCACATGACTGAAGTAAGGAGAGCCGGCCTATGGATGCAAGGGTAGAAGTATTTAAGCGATTCACTCTTGATCTCGCCTCATTATCAAAATGTAAGCAGCGCGGCGTTGCAGCTATTATAACCGATAGCGAAATGTCTCAGGTGCATAGCATTGGAATTAACGGTGGGCCGAAGAAACTTATCAACTGCATGTGTGATTCAGAGGGTAAGGGAGGCTGCTTGCATGCAGAAGATAACTGTATCGCAAAGAATAGCTACATGGGCCCTGATAAGATTATGTTCATTACTCTGGCCCCATGTAAGCAATGCGCAGCTAGAATCATTAATACACCCGGCGGTTTTAGCCGTGTTTACTACTTCGAAGACTGGAAGGAAGATGTAGGGTTGCGTCTCCTCCGCGCCGCTGGGATTCAGGTGATAAAGATATGAGTTGCATAATATGCGGCAGTGGTAATAACGCTCTTGGGTATAGACGTGATTATGTAGTTTGCTGGACCTGCATTCGTATGCTTAACATAGCCCTAGATGACTTCGCTACCAGGCGCTTGACTGGCGGTAAGTACGAAATATCTGCTACACCTGATCAAGCTAGAAACTGGCTTAGTAAACCAAGACAGGAGTGGCCAATATGATAGTACATCGTCTTGTGCACGAAATCCGCGAGCGAGATCCTACAGAAACTTTAGTGCTAGTTATGTTCGATTCGCTGCATACTTCGCAGTGGGCATTGATACGCGACCATGGATGCACTGTAGTTACTGAGGGCGGACTTAAGCTGGTTGCGGATAGTAAGTTCACATACATCTACTGTGTGAACAATGGTCGTGTAAGTAAAGATGTTGTGGCCTTTCTTAAAACACTAAAGAAGGATCGTCTGTCTGCGGTGTACCTGAATAGTACGTACTTCTGGAACGAGGTGTAGCTAATGGCCAAAGCTTTTATATTCATGCTGTTTGTGCTTCTGTTACTAGGTATTGGCATCGGCTGGTTAATAGGAGGCGCTTTATGAAAAGGTATAACTGCATTATTGTGTACCACCATGCCATCGACCGTGTGCTTGTATGCAACCGTACTAAGGAGCCATACAACGGCAAACGTAACTTTGTAGGTGGCAAGGTTGAAGAATATGATGCTAGTTCTATGACTGCTGCATACAGAGAGCTACACGAAGAAACTGGAATCACAAGCGACCTTATTGACTTGAAGCATATTATGGACTTTACGTACTATGATTCTGGCATAATTCTGGAATGCTTCGCTGGTAAGCTTAAAGGCTCCGTAGAACTAGCTGAGAGTGAGCATCCATTAGAATGGGTACACTCTGAGTGGTATTACTTTAATGATATAGACTGGTACGCTGGAGAGTGCAATATGGCTCACATGCTGCTGAATGTGAAGCTGCCATGAACGACAAATTATTCGCATATCTTGTAGACACCGCGTCGCCTCATGACGGCTTTCTAGATGTTGTTGTAGTTCCTGGGTCACAGTACCTCTCCTACGATCAGTTCTGTTGGCTGCAGAAACTTGACTACAAAGTTATCTTAGCTACTAGCCCACGGGTAGCGGAAAAATTGCGCGGTGTATTGATAAGCCGGTTGTTCATATACTGTGAACACATGTGCGAGGTGAATACGCTAATTGTGGCGCGTCACCGCCTCGCTAGAGTAAAGGCGGGTGTATTGTATACCGCGTTCAAAGAAGATGTAAAGTGGAAAGAGACAAAAGATTTTTAAAACAACGTGTACGCGGATGTAAAAATGTGATATAATATAATTAAGGGGCGAAAGCCCCAAATTTTCCGCACATATACTACGGACGCGTAATTTAACTCGTTACGAGTACGTGATATTATCGCTTATAAACCCCTTAGGTTGTAAGCACGTACTCGTATAATCGGTTGTGTACATGTTGCGGGTTAATTTAGGGAGGACCCTTATGTATGGCCACCATTAATATTAAAATCAACCCAGAAGAAAAAGACACCCTAGTCGAGGTCATCAGAAAGGTCCAGGGCGAAACGATTGCAGTGTCGAAGTTAGCCAAGCTTGCCGGGTTCAATCCTAACAGAACGCGCTTCATTGTAGAAGAGCTACTGCAGGATGGTCGTATTGAAAGAACTGTTACTAAGCAGTTCAACGAGCAATACAAACGATATTCCTACAAGGTGGTGCACTAAATGAATATAAACGAATTTGACCAAATGAAGGCAGCAATGAAGGACATTGCAGCATTTAGCGCTGAAACAATGAAGTCACTTGTAGAAGCCGGCTTTACTCGCGAAGAGGCGCTTAAGATGACGCAGCATATTATCGTTGCACTGTTAAAACCGGAGGCGAATTGATTTGGCTGTTCAACCAAAGCGTAAGTCTGTAATAAAGAAAGGCGTAAACTTTTCTTACGACAAAGCTACGTTTGCGCAGCATAAGTACGAGAACTTTTATGAGACTGACAGAGCTGAAGATGTGCTGGCGCTTATCAAGCCTTTCGAGTTCCTAGGTCGTAAGTTCATATGCCTTGATACGGAAGATTATCCAACAGCACTGAAAAATCATGAGATTCCCAAAGGGATGGTTCGCCGCTGGATAGGCACAGGCAAGAAGGCTAAGCCTGTAGATCTTCCGTTCTGCATGAGCTTCTGTGATGGTGTGAATGCGATTACTCTGTATGACTCGCTGGCAAATGGCTACAAAGAAATTAAGAAGATGGCCGTGCTGCTGGAAGATCCTACAATCGAGAAGATCTTTCATAACACCAAGTTTGACATGCACATGCTTGCTAACATCAAGATTAAGATGAGAGGCAAGTTGCATGATACCACGCCTATGGCGAAGATCACCAATGAAAACCGGCCAGACTTTACGCTGTGGGGCCTCGCCGAGCGCCGCAAATGGGGTATAGTGAAGTTCGAGTATATGGTGGATGCCTACAAGGATACACACAAGGTAACAGACTATCGTATGATACCCCGCGAGCTGATGACGCAATACGCAAATGCTGACGTTATGAATCTGTTTAATCTGTTCATGGAAGAATATCAGATTCTTATTGCAGAAGATCTTGTAGGTATTTACGAGCAAGAGCTTGAGGTAATGCTTGCCTGTTGGGTTATGGAACGTGTAGGTATGCAATCAGACCCTAACTACGAGAAACCGCTTAAGCAAGAGCTGCGTCAGTTAACAGATGATGCTGAAGCTGCTGTGTACGCTGAAGCCGGTGTGTTTAATATGAACTCAGGCAAGCAAGTATTCACTGTACTTATTAAGCTGGGTGTAGATCCTAAGTTGATTAAGATCAATCCAGATACAGGCAACCCAATACTGGATAAGTATGAGCTTGAGAAGCTTGGTGAAGTGCACGGCATTCCTATCGTTAAAAAGATGCTGGATTACAAGAAGTTTGAAAAGCTCTTAGGAACGTATGCCGAAGGAATCTATGACCAGCGTGATAGTCTTGGTAAGGTGCACAGTAATATCAACCAGACGGAAGCAACTACAGGTCGTATGTCTATTACCAAGCCGGCCCTACAGACACTGCCTAAGAAAGACAAACGGATACGGAAAATCTTCGTCCCGACATCTGATGAATATGAACTGTGGTTCATGGACCTTGACCAGATTGAGTATCGGATATTTGCTCACTACGCTAAGGCCAAGGGGCTCATTGAAGCTATCAAGGCGGGCCATGACGTCCATGCTGCTACAGCAGCTATTCTGTACAACAAACCTATCGAGGAAGTAACAGAAGAAGAGCGGGGCAGAGGCAAGACGATTAACTTCTCATTGCTGTATGGCCAAGGTAATGAAGCCTCTATGAACAGCCTTAAGATGTCTATGGCTGAAACTATTCGCTTCAAGCGTCACTACTTTGCCATGATGCCTGAGATGGAACCGTTCATCCAGTCTGTGCATGCTGTGATTCAGGCCCGCGGCTTTGTAAGGAATCTGTTCGGTAGGAGACGGCGCCTGAAGAAAGAGGAGGCCTACAAGGCACCTAACGCTTTGATCCAGGGCTGCGCCGCCGATTACATCAAGAACAAGATGACCCTGATGTACCGGTACTTGCTGGCCTACAAGTTCAAGACTCGTCTCATAAATATCGTACACGACGAATTGATTCCTGAGGTTCATAAGTCTGAGCGGCACATCGTACCAAAGCTGCGGTGGCTGTTGTCTGACTTCGAAAACTTCCGGTGCCCCATCACCGCCGGAGCTGAGCGTGGAGGACCTTCATGGGGCGAGAAAGTTACTGTAGAAGACGTCGGCTTCGAACCTCTTACAGAGGAAGAGATGTCCAAAACCAAGGAAGTCGACGTATGGGACGGCTCTGTATTTGACTTGGTTGCCTAAGCGAAGAGCCCATTTCTTCTATTATATAAGGGACTCCATCTACAGAACTTTCAGGTGGAGTCCAAGCAGTGAAAGAAAAATACTAGTGTACTTCTCCATAGGGAGGTGGTATAATATTAATATAAAGGAGGATGGATAAAATGAATAGTATTCATAAAATGCAAGCTATTTTGCAAGACGTGTTGTCAAGCCAGATGGACGGTAGTAAGTCCATTACTATCGGTGAGTTTGGTGGTGCGATGTGCACAGTACCGCTTACTGAAAACACACTCCAACCGCTTGTAGATGTCATCTGCGTTGCAATGTATGATGAAGCAAACGACATAGGTTTGCTGGATGCCATTAAGTATCTCGGTGAACAGCAAAGTGAAGGTTGGCCGAGCACTGATTTGGAAGCACTGATAACTTTCAAGGCATACAACTACGACATACTTAATCCATTCGTTGATGTATCCTTAAACCAACTGCCAGTTGACCCGCTTGATTACTATGATGCACCGTTTTTCGCAAGCGACTGGTTTAACAAGAAAGCGCTTCAACGCCTAGCGAGAGCTTATGGAAAGGACTTGAGCGTATGGGTAAAATAGCTGCGTTTGTAGGTAAGAACAAGGACTTCCGCAAGTATCTGGAGGCGTTGCTCAATGGGCAAAAGTAAGATAACGGTTGAAAAGGTTGCTAAGGGCCTGAGTATCTTCGTGCCAGAGCGGCAGCTGCGTGAGCTTAAGGATAGCTTGATATCCATCGGTGTAACAAGCAAATTGCTAAAGGATTGTGACACAGAAGAAGAGTTTATCAAGCGTATAGTCATGGAGCTAGACGCTAACGACATTATGGGCATCGTGGAGGTGCAGATATTAGATGAAGAAAATTTGGGATAACTTCAAACTGACTGCAAAAGTTGCTAAGACAAACAACATGCAATTCCGCGTCGCACTAGCTGCCAAAGATGGCGCTAAGGGCATTCAAGTAAGTGAGTGGTACATGAAGAAAAGCTCCGGCGAATACAAGCCATCTGGCAAGAACTTGTTCATACCGATAAATGCTACCATCAATGAACAGCCGTTCGAAGTTGCTGGCACTTTAGCTCACGAAATCCTACAGGCAATTGAAGATGCCAAGGACTTCCCTGTAGAAGACCCGGCCGGTGCTGTGTACGCCAAGGAGGAGTTATGATAACCATCATAGCAGCACTTGGCCTTCTTGGTGAGGTTGGTTTGAACGGTGCGTTACCTTGGCACGAACCTGAGGACCTCAGGCATTTCCGTAAGGTAACTACAGGCAACACAGTTGTCATGGGCCGTAAAACATTTGAGTCACTTGGCAAGCCGCTGCCTAAGCGCCGTAACGTTGTTATCACATCTAATACTTTACGACAACACGAAGGCGTTGAGTTCTACACTTCGCTTTACAAGTTCTTCGAGAACATCGGTGACAAAGAAGTGTTTATCATCGGTGGCAACACACTATTCAATCAGTGTGAACCGATTGCCGACAGAATGATCTTGACATACATCATGGGCACATTCGACGCAGATACTTACTGGCAGCCATCTATCGGTAATTGGAAAATGGTTGAAGAGCAATACGTCACTGGCGAGAATCACAGTATGTACATTACAACATATGAAAAGAGGCGCTAATATGGTATATCAAGTTGGCAAGGAATATTTCTACAAGGGCGGTATTGTAGAGCTTATGGACATGAACATAATGCTTGGCAACGGTAACAAGGCTGCCCTGATCCGTAAGTTTGAGCTGAAGGACAGACAACTGCGTTTTGTAAGTCCGTATCAAGATGTGGTTATTGAAGACATCGAGATGCTGGAGCCGCTTGCTGAACATAGCTTCAAAGTTGGCGATACCGTAGTATCCATAATAGCTGGCCTAACGCAAGATGCACTGCGTGCAACTGTGATCGGCTTCGATCGTGATACCAATGAGGTGCTTATCAAGTCTAGCAAGCTGAATAACTACAGAGATAAGCGAGTGCGTTACGCTTACGGTCCTAAGGAACTGCGCTTCGTTACAGCAGAAGAAATTGCAGCAGCAGACCGTAAGATAAAGTTCGATACCAAGCCTGCTGCTGGTAAAACGTATAAATTCAGCTTTGCGGATGCCACGGACACTATTTTTGTAAGTGGCGATGTAAATAGCACCGCTGCTAGCACTTACCCTGGCGGCATCCTTATTATTAAAGCATTTGAGCAGTATGTTACGTTCAAAAGCATTGCTGAAAAATGGCTTCAAAAGCAGGGAATTGCCAGAAGTAATTATGAGCACGTGAGTATTGAGGAGGTACAAGATTAATGGATACCATCCGCTCTGTAGCTATCGGCAGTACCGCTCGCTTGACACTTTTGGTTCGTAGTGCTGAAATCCGGCGCACCAAACCTCCTGGTAATAAGCCTTACCTCAACGCTGAGTTCACTGATGGCTACGACGTCATCACTGGAGTGGACTGGGACTACGGTGAAAACCCGGCACCGGCTAAAAACTCTGTTGTAGATATCGTGGCTCAAGTAACCGAGTGGTCTGGCAAGAAGCAGCTGAAGGTAATCAGACTGACAGAAAATAGCGAGATCGGTATCGAATACTTTGCCCCTAAGGGCGACGTTGAAGTTGATGAGTACTGGGAGCGCGCCATTGGATTGATTGATGAAATCAGGAATGTAAATCTGTGGCACATAGTCAATCAAGCATTCAAAGGTCATGAATCTATGTGGCGCATCGCCCCGTCTGCCAAAGGCATTCATCACGCATTTGTTGGTGGCAATCTCAAGCACTCTGTAGATGTTGCTATCAAAGCAAAGGCTATTGCTGAAGTTATGCCGTGGGTTAACGTTGACCTTTGCGTTGCCGGCGGGCTCCTACAGGACTTTGGCAAGCTCTGGACTTACGAGCTGAACGGTGCCGTTATCGAAATGACAGATGCCGGCCGTATGCAAGAGCACATTGCTGTAGGTATCTCGAAGCTGGAGCAATACAGAACACCTGACAACTCACACGTAATGGACCTGCTGCTTCATATCGTTGCTTCGCATCACGGCGAGATTGAGTACGGAAGCACCGCAACCCCGCTTTTCATCGAAGCCTTACTTGTGTCTGTGGCAGACGGCTGTGATGCAAGAACACAGTCTATCTACGAAGCAAACGCCAAGAAGTCTGTAGATGACAAGTTCACAGACAAGGTCTGGAATATGAACAATCGGGAATTATACACCCAATACTACATCGACAAAATTATGGGTCAATAATCGCAGCTTATTCGCACCAGTAGATTCCGCCTAACTTAAAGGAGGGAACTACAATGATCGTGAGAATTAATGGCGAACGCATTGAAGAAGTGCAAAAGATTGAGGTTGTCAAAACAGACTTCACCAGCCTGGACGCTGCTTTGGTTGTTGCGGCTATTATCTTGGTTGCTGCTGGATGTGGTCTGATATGATAGTGCTTATCCGCCTTGCAGAGCTGTGGGCCATTATGAAGGAAAGGGAGCTCACAGCTTCTGAAAAGAAAGAGTTCGATCAGTGTCTTGAGTGGAATTATCACACGCAACTGAAGCTAAGTGAGATCAATGCTAAGCTTATGGTAGCAGTAGCGGCTGGTGATATGGCCTGGGAAGTTGAGCTGCTGACACGTAAAGCATTGATTTACGAAAATATGCCGTGAGGTGAAAGTATGGTAGACAAATTGAGTAAGTTCTTCGCCGTTGTGCTTGTTGCTACGCTGGGTTCTGCAGTATGCACAGTTACTATCATTGGTGTTGTAAAGCTTGTTATGTGGCTGGTGGGCATATGAAACCACTCGAGTTGTCTGTCATAATAAAGTTTGTAGAAGCTGCGCATGCTGTTAATACGCAAACTGATTATCTTGTATCTGTTAATGTTTCGGATAACTCTTTGCTGGTGATGGTTTTCGAATCAAAGACTAGAATTAACGATATTTATTTCAAACATATATGCACTCATGAATCCGCAGAAGCTTTTGAAAAGGCCTTGAACGTACTAATCAACATAGCCCAAGGAGGCGGATTCGATGAACGAAGCATTGAAACAACGCAACATAAAAATGGCACAACGCCTGTGTGAAACCCGTGCAACACTGCGCCAGCTGGCCAATGAATTTGGGTGTGCTCCGCAGACTGTACTGTATGGTATTGAGCGTGTAAAAGAGTTTGATATGACGCTGTACTCGCGCAGTCGCGCAATACTGGACTATCACAAAATGATTCGTCACATTCGCGGCGGAGAAGCTACTAAGGTCAAGTATAGGAGGAAGTCTGCATGAAACAATATCTACAACTTTTGAACAAGGTTCTGACTAAGGGCGAACGCCGTGCGGATCGCACAGGCACCGGCACATTGAGCCTCTTTGGTGAAACGTTTTCTCACAACCTCGCCTACGGGTTCCCGCTCGTAACTACGAAGAAGATTCATGTCAAATCTGTGCTTCACGAATTGATCTGGATTGTAGGTGGCCATAGTAATATCAAATATCTCAAGGATAATGGTGTCACGATTTGGAATGAATGGGCAGATGAAGAAGGTGAGCTTGGTCCTGTGTATGGCGTGCAAGCTAGACGCTGGTTACATGTTGGCTTTGACAACAAGAGAAGTACTGTAGACCAGCTGCAAAACGCTATTGACCTCCTCATAAAGGAGCCTACGTCACGCCGCATCCTGGTTAGTATGTGGAACCCTGGTGAGCTTGATGAAATGGCCTTGCCGCCTTGCCACTACGCTTATCAGTTCTATGTACGTGACGGTCAGCATCTCGATATCCTGGTGAATATGCGGTCTGTAGATGTCTTCCTTGGTATGCCATTTGACATTGCACATTACGCATTCCTTACGCACATGGTTGCTATGGTAACCGGCTATAAACCAGGCATCCTTAAGATGAACTTTGGTGATACGCACTTATACCTCAATCATGTTGAACAAGCACAACTGCAACTTACACGTCAACCGATGCGTCTCTGTGATGTAGAACTGTGCTACAGACCATCTATCGATGACTTCCGCTACGAAGACTTCATTATTAATAACTACAGGTCTCACCCAGGTATCAAAGCTGACATCAGCATTTAGGAGGCTACACAATGGACGAGGCCAGACAAGCGCTTGTGACTGAGAATATTAAGCTAGCATACTTCGTAGCAAATAGCTTTGACAATACAGGGCACCACATAGACGACCTCAGATCTGCTTGCTTTCTTGGCCTCGTTAAAGCCGCTCATTCATTCGACGTTAGCAAGGGAATACAATTCGCAACATACGCTACTAAATGTATGCAAAATGAAGTGCTTATGTTTCTGCGTATAAATAAGAAGCATCTGTACGTAGACCGGCTAGAGGGTATCATAACTACTGACGTTGACGGCCACGTATTGAAATATGAAGACGTTGTTGGTGAAGAGGATAGCCACTTTCACTTTGAACATGACATACAGAATAAATTCATCAGTAAGCTGCATAAGCGTGATCAGCAGTTGATTGCATTAAGGATGCGTGGTTTAACGCAGAAAGAATGTGCTGAAAGGTTGGGTATCTCTCAGTCTTACATCTCACGAATCTTTAAGAAACTGAAGGTGAGATATGAAAAGATATACAATTCCTAGGGAACTGCTGGATAGCATGGCAACTGAGCTTGGCCTACAACTTGAATGGCGGTCTGATCCATCATCGTGGTCACGTGTTGTAGGCCAAAGAACTTGGAAACGCCGTAGCAATATGTACGCATATCTATATCGTATTAGAAAGAAGGTCAAGAATGAAGAAGACACATTGGTCTGATGATGTTCCTGAGAAGTATGGTTTCTTTGAGTACTACACCCGTGGCCCTAGGTCAGTTGTGCGCGCTATAGCTACAGGGATATTTGGGATGTGGTACTGTAAGCACTGCAATAAATATCACGGTCGTCGTGTCATTAAGTATATCAACCTAAAATATCCGCTTAAGCTTCATGCATGCTCTAAGGGAGGTGGCGTTGCCGATGAGTAACTGTCCGGTGTGTCTTAACAACGAAATGTTCAGCGCTGGTTGTCATGTGTTCTGTAGCAAGTGTGGCTATGCCGCATTCGAGGTAAACCAGGATTACATCGCCGCTTCGACCGTGCTACTTGCAACGCTTGTAGGTAGCTCCAAGTTCGACAGTCCTAAAGGCGTAGCGGCTACAGTGGAGCTTTATGTAGAGCAACATCTGCCTCTACTGGATGCGTATGTAAGCAGTATGGTTGCCGGCCGTGACAAGTTCATCATGCAGCTCACTCAGCGTGTTATGGAACAAGCCAAGAACATGGTTGTAGGTGAAGAGGCCGATCCGGACATGTGCACAGAATGTAACGCAGGTGACAAGGATATCTATCATCTTGGCAATCTACAGATACGTAAATGCACAAACTGTGATGTGAATTATAAGCTTGATGGTTCCCCGTTCTTCATCTGTAGCTGCGGTTGCATTCAATATGAATATATTGATACGGAAGAAATGAATGTGCTTGAGCCTGGTATAGTTCAGTGTCCCTCATGCAGCAGACGGTACTGGAATAATAATAACGGATCATTTACGATAATGTAAGGAGGCTGCCAGATGGATAAAGAAATGCGCTTGCAATTGTTATCTACGCCGGGTTTAAGAATGCATTCATACTATAGCACTTACAGGGGGCTAATGTACAGTGGAGACACCAAAACTGTTTGGAGATACAACGCAACCAGCAGATATGCCAGGTTTTCGAACATGCGGTTCGTGCGGCAAAAGCAAGCGGCTCGAGGAGTTCTACAAGGACGGCAGATCTTCAGACGGTGCAGACAGGTTCCGTCGGGATTGCAAAGAATGCTATCGTGTAACGCGTATGAAAAATGGTAAAAGGAAGTGAGCGACATGAATGCTAACTGGGGTAAGTCGCAAGAGCGCCGCAAGCAAATAATGGCTGAGCTGAAAGCTCTGAACGTATATAGCAAGCGCTTCAAGCTGGTTAGCACTGTAGATTTGATGGATTATCTGCTTACTACTAAGTTAGCCAGGCTGGAAGAAACGCAAGAGAAAATGGCACTCGAGTCTTATGACGCCGGCTATGCAGACGGTTCCTACAACATGCTCATCAATCTCCTGGATGCTAAGGTACCAAGCGTCCTGGAGAAGGTTGAGGGCATAGGCCCAAAGCGTATGGAAGCTATTAAAGCCGCCTTGGCTGATCTCCGCGCCGCTTTCTTGCAAGAGCGAAATGAGGTCTATGAGGCGCTGAAACAGTGAGTAAAAATACCGCTGTATATCTTCTCCCTTTTGTGTTATAATATATGTATAGGGAGGAGGTGCGCGCATGTACATCATAGCAACTAGACTGCCGCAGCTGAAGATGAGATGTACATCATAATCACGGAGCCCATAGGAATCGTTACTTTTGACCGAGCAGAAGACGTCATCAAATACGCAGCTACATTGGGTGAGGACAGCATAAGACGTATACATCGGTGTGGCGAGTACTTTTCAATAAAGTCTTTATTGGAGGCGGCGAAAAATGAAGCCTATGGGCTTGACCGAGTTAATGAAGGAAGGCGCAGAAACAGAGGCAATCCTAAACGCACTCAAGAAGCACAACAGAGTAATAGCCACACTGCACATGCCGAACGGCAAGAACCACCAAGTCAAGGATGATGACCTCAACAGGCTACTTGTAGATGTTGCGCATTTATACTACAAAAACAAATTCCAGGTCATTCAAGAAACCATCTATGAGCTTGACGACTCTGTAGATGCACTGTACAGCAAGAATCTTGAGAAGTCGAAAGGAGATCAAACTGAATGAGACTTTGGCACATTGATCTTGTACCTTATCTTCCTGACATGCAATTGAAAGGCCAGCACCGCGAATGTTGCGCATTGCGTGGCAATGGCTGGGGTAAAAAGCACGAAGTCGTTAATTATGTCTTCACACATCATCCGGCCTTATTGTACAACTATCACGTAGCCATCATGAATGAAATGCGTGCACGTGGCGTAAATGTAAATGAAATCTGGTACGACGCAACGCACCGCGGTGACAAGTGCGAGCCTTACACCCAAGACGAAATCCACTATGAAAATCCCACTCGCTACCCGGAGCACAACGCCGCTTATCTACAGGAATGCATCTTGAACCTGGCTGAGAAAGGCAACGAGCCGTTTGTGTATGTGGCTAGTAAAGTGTACGGGGTGACATTCAATGTACAGAATCGGTAAGGAAATCTACACTGCGATTAGTAGCTGTCACGACAAGCTTGCTGCGATTGAAAGTGCTTTAGTTGAAGTACCCTTTGGGCACGCCGCAGATATATTGAAGAAAGAAAAAGCTCAACTGGCAGCCAGGGTTTCTGAACTTGAGAAGGAAACATGGGTGGATCGCGATACCTACAACGGTCTCAAACGTAGACTGCAGCTGATGTCAGGTTTGCCCGCCGAGCTTATCAATGATATCGTTAATGGCCCAGACCCTGGCTTTGAGTCTCAGATATTTCCTACGGAAGGTTACAAAAACAAGTCATAATGACGCAAGGGTCGTCTGGCTGGCGGCCCTTACTGAGGTGAGTACCATTGAAGGCTACTATGTAGAGCAAGTACCGTGGCAACCAAAGCTATTGCGTGTCAGGAAGGTTACTGTAGATCGTGCCACTTTCCATGTAACGACCATCATTCGTGATCCGTTGTATTACGACAAGGATGCCAAGCGTATGATCAACACCGAGAACTTCATACCTAGCAACAAACAAACAGACGCACTTTATACCCTATACTTACAGCTACTCGCTAAGCAACACGAAGACCCTCGAGTGTATCATCACCGCATCCAGCGCCTATGTATGGAAATGAAAAAACTAAGGATAAGGTTGTGAGTGTATGTACATCGAAGAACTCATCCGTAATATCAAGAGCAAGCCGCGCAGTGCCGAAGTTGACCAGCTGGTTGGTATCATCGAAACGCTTCTCCCCGGTGCCAAGGAAGACCCTCTCTACGTAGTCTGTAGTTACTACAACGGTATTGACAACAGGCCCTCCATGGTGCACAACATCACATTTGTAGAACCTACACTGCTGTCCGCTAGACTGGGCGAGAACCAAATCGTGCTCAAGGCATCGCCAGCCCTGCGGAAGCTGTACACCGAGTACCAAGAAGCCACCGATAAGGACGCGCTATTGCACAATATCGTATCTTTGATTGAGGAGGAATTGTACGATGCTAATACCAGTAACACCTCTCGGTGAAGTAATGCGTCTGATCAATATTAACTTTGTAGTACATGTCAAGGTGTACGAATCTGATCCTGCAAGACCTGAAATGCCGAAGAGCGTGATTGAGTTCACTGACGGCCGACATATGTTGACCAAAGAAGACCCTGGTGAAATCTATCGCATCATCGTTCATACGGCAAATGAAATGAGGCTGGGCAGAGACGGCAACGATTGAGGAGGTAAAATCAAATGGACGTGCGTAAAATGAACGACAGACTTGCTGGCGCTATGTTTAAGGACATTCGCTATAAAGACGATAACATAATGATTGAGTTCCATAACGGCATGGTTATTCAGGTTGAAGCACTCGATCGGCACATGGCTGACGCAACACTACTTATGAAGCATGTTACCTACACGGAGGTGACTGACTAATGAAGTGCAAAACATTCGAAACATGTATATATCAGGCTGAAGCAGGTGGTAAATGGCAACTAGGTTACTGCTTGGACGATGGTAAACACATCCTTGATCTCGGTGGCGACGAGGTTGTAGATGTGTACGTCTGGGAGCGTGCTTCTATAAACGACCCTAAGTGGTCATTCGACATTAGCCGTCGCATGGATGGCACGGGCGTACAGATCACAAACGTACAGGAACGCTACTCATCCGTGTTAGCTACAGACTTCTCCCAGATCGAGCTGCGGCTCCTGGCCACCTCGCCGAAAGACATGGAGTCTCTACAACGTGACTGCAACGCGTTCGTTCGCCGCCTGAATGAGCTGAAGCACGAAACTGTTCATTCTGACAATGCAGTGATAAAGGCACAGCTGCATATCTTAACTGAGGGTGGCACACCAACGTGGGAGGGCACCGAATGAAATGCAAAACCCTAGAAACTTGTTACTACGTCACCGAGGGTGATCCTGAACTTAAGTACGGCTATTGCCTGGATGGCAGCAAGATACTTGATCTATCCGGCAATTTAGTCAGTGATGTGCATACCTGGGATATTAACACGCTTAACCACGAGCTTGAAGTTACACCCAGAGTATTCAATGACGGCGTACTGATTACCGTGCTTCCTCGCCGCGACGCACCTCTCTCTAAGCTCGAGCAAGCCATCGCCGCCGGTACTAAGATCGAGTTCTTCCATGATGGTGTGACGGACGAAGCTATAACGCTGCCGGCTGACATTGAGAAGCGCATCGCACCAGGTACTTACTTCACGTCAGATGACAGTCCAGTAGTTGAGGAGGCGCGAGATGATTCCACAAGAGACGCTTGATTGGTTAGCCTCTGTAGGCGCCAGGAAGTTCGACCAACCTATCTTGTATCACGCAGACAACGGTAGGATGCTATACTCTGAGTGCTACCTTGCTGTTACTCCACTTGCTGAGCTGCAGCGCCACTGGTACAACTGTGTGACCAACGCTCCTGATGATGATACCGGTTATACCTACACGATACCTGACTACAGCTCCATACTGCGTGGCTCATTGCATGCTGTCTACAGTGAGGAAGACATCAGGATTCTGAGAGGAGAACACAATGAGTAATAGACCATGCGTTCAATGTGGCGAGGTGAAAAACCCAACCCAGTTCAGGCAGTACTACGGTGGGCGCAAAGGTTACTACAAGCGCTGCAAAGTCTGCGAGAAAGTCAACAACCGTTGGAAGTATCTCTCCAACAAGTCTGACTCAGACAAGGAGCTCACTGAAGCCGAGTCGAACGAACTCTCACAGATCATGCAACTGTTCGACCTGCTTGAGCGCCGCGGCTTGGAACCACCCACAGCAGCAGCCAATCGCTTCGACCTTGCAGCTGAGATCGCCCGCCAGCAACGTCTGCTTGAGAACGATGTCGAAGTTCACCCTGACAACCTGCCTCCTGAGCTCACCTCTTGGCTCAACCGTGACCTAGAGGGCATGACACCTGAACACCTCGAAGAAGTCTACGATGACCTCCAAGCCAAGTACCGGCCCAGGATCGGATTCGACGCACAGCTGAGGCCCTTGCACGATGACACCTACAGGAAAGTGTTGATAGAGATTCTCGCCAGGTTCGATGAGCATGAGGACTCACTTGATGATAGTGAAGGTTTCGAATAAAGAAAAAGCTCCCAGTGATTGGGAGCTTCTTTTA